TTATTCCTTTTCGCTCCTGTGGTTATTTGTCTGTTATCAACTTCTGGAATCACGATTAGGTCAGGATGAGAAGGAATAGAATCTATGAGTCGGGCAAGTTTATCCTTCCTTTCTTCCAGAGAACAAATTAATATTGCGAGTTTGTAAATCAAGGTTTCGGCTCGTGGTCAATTAGCTTAAAGATTGCAATAACTCCAATCATACAAGCTATTGTTGCATTGGTATTATCTTTTACAAAATAGTAAACACCAAGAGAAAAAATAAACAGCGCAATGACAAAAATAATTATTCTCATAATACTTGTTTTTTTGGTAAGCCAAAATTATTTCGTTCCCTTATATCAAAAGTCCTTTTGTCAATGTGATAAGTTGCCTCTGTTTTTCTGTACTGCATATCCGGCCTTCCGAAACCATTCGCAGGATGTCTATGCTCTAATATTTTCTCATCGACAAACTTATATCTTCCGAGTCTCTTTGCAACTTCCATAGCTTCATTATCACACCAAAGATTCTTATAATTAGGATGGTAAACATAATTAAATCTACTGAAATAAATCTTATCCATTATCGAATAAGTGCAAAGGGTTGTTTTGGCATCAGGAAAGTGTATAAAACTATCATCGGTACAATGTTCTTTAATAACCAGGTCAAATCCTTTTTTGATAAAAAACATATCGTCACTTTCATTACAGAGTATATCAAATTTAACCCCTTCCAACCCCCTGTTGATAGCATGGATCTTGCTTTGACTGATTCCAAAGACGGGAATAACTTCTGGATAATCGTTTAATCTTGCTTTGTAGCTTTCAATTTCCCTATCGTTATTATCAAGTTTAGCAAGTACAAAATAATCTTTATCTGAAATGAATTGACGGATGTTATCTAAGCATTCGTAGAATTTGGTAGGTCGTGACCGGGAAGCGAAATTGAAACAAAGCATAATATAAATATAACAAAAAAGTCCAACTATGGAAATAGCCGGACTCTATTTAAAACAAACCAAGTTTATGAAAACGGTAACTAACCGCTTTACTCTAAAAAGAATCTCCCTATGGAAATAGGGAGGGATCAGAAGTTGACTGTAGGGAAGGCTCTAACCCCTTCTCTTATCAGATTTAAATATAATACAAAAAACCGAATATGGAAATATCCGGTTTCAAAAAACCATTAACCACAAAAAATAATTAAGTTGTCGGAGGTTCTGGAACTGGATTGTCAACCGATGCTCCAAGTGCTTTTAGCTTGTCAATATTAACCTTTGCGGCTGCAATTGATTCTGCGCTTACTGAATTATTTTGAATTTCGCCGAGTAGTTTTTCGTAATCTGCGGCAATGTCATTAGTGACCGTATTAAGATCGGAAACCAATTGATCGAAATCTTCTTGTCTTGTAGGCATGAGATTTTAGTTTTTATTATTAATAATTATTAAACTTTTTCGCTTATCGCTTTTATCTTGGATAAAGAACCCTTAAGAACTAACAACCATTGATCCATCTGTTTGCCTAAATCTTCCCCATCATTTTTTTTAAGCAAATCCCTTATCTCTGTAAGGAGATTTATAACTTCACAATCCCTTTCGTGATGGACGTGAACATGGATTTCTTTATCTAACATAAGGTAAATATACTACATTATCCTTGCCAATGTTTCAGGGAAGTTAAAATTTATTCAGATTTGCAAACTCTCCGAATAGCTCAGTCGCTTTTAAATTATAGGCAATAGCTGCTTCCTGTTCGTTTTTAAAATACCCCAAATGAAAAACCTTTTTATCTTTATTTACCCTCGCTTGCCAATATAAATAAGTCTTATCCTTGTACTTGCTTTTAGTAAGCCATACCCCTTTATATTTAGAAGTAGTGTTCGCCCTCTTGCGTGAATTAATACTATTTTGAGAGTTGGTAGATATCCTCAGATTTGATTTTTGATTATTAAGACCGTTATGATCCTCGTGGTCGCAATAAGTATTTGTTTCGTTTAATCCTAATATCAAACGGTGCATTAAAACTGCTCTACTTGTTGTAGCGTAAAACGTTTTATGCCCCTTTTGAGGATACCATTTATATTGATTCAATAGTTCGTAGTCTTCGTCATCAACTAAGGCAACCATCCCCTGTGTTAGTTTGATTTCTTTCATAAACTAATATACTAATTATATCTTGAGATACCACTTAAAATTTTGGTTTAAATAATAGCGAAAACAATCTAATAAATCCAATTGTTGATTAGGGTCTTCTCTATCGCCTTTCTTTATCTTGCCATCAGCAAGCATTTCTCCGAACATAAGGTCGTGAATCAATGCCGCACAATTTGTAGCGTCTAAGGTTATTGGGTAATGCTCAAGCATGGCATTTACCAATAATTGATTTTCGGCCATAGTAGGGTTTATTGTCGGCACTTTAACCTGATTAGGCGAAAGATTTAATTTGCTTCTTATGACCTTATAGTAATTCAAACTATCCAAAACAAGTGCGCTCCTGGAATTTCCCGTAGCATCTCCATTCACAATTATTAAAGCCTTTGGATATTTGGTATGAATAACGTCGCATAGTTTATAAATGTTTGAGTCTGATAATTTAATTGATTCAATGCCAAATATTTTATTATTGTAATGTTGAAAAGTGCTGCATGATATTGGACTAACGTTAAAATCAAAGCTAATGTATAAAGGATAATCAGGATTAAATTCGGTTTTACCAACGTGCTTTGCTGTATTAAAACTGAAAGCGAATTTATTGGCAAGGTTAATCCACGGAATGCAATAGAACAACTCTAAAAATATTCCCTCTGGATAAATTGCCCTTTGTTCGTCAATTTTCTCTTGTGTCAATATTCCGGCTTTAACCGCATCGTCAGCCGTGAACTTAAAATGCTCCCAAGTTGGTAAAAGTCCATCCTGAACCTTTCTCGCAAGCTGATAGTACCAATTGTCAATCCCCCTCATGTTTCCTATACATCTGATCCGTCCATTTGTTGCTGTTGTTGTGGAAAGTATTGCATGAAAAGCCCCTTCTTTCATCCTTGACCCTTCGTCGATCACAACTCCGTAAACATCCTCTCCATAAAGTGAATCAGGATCGTCACCACTCCTGAAAACGATTTTAGTACCTTTTGGAGTCACTATCGTGTAAGGAGATGAATTGTAAATCGTGTAGTTCGGATTGCCCTTAATCTTAGCGCAAATTCGGTTAAAAGCGATTTTAGCCTGTTCGTTGATCGGAGCTACCCACCAATAATTCCAACCCACCTGGACATGGGGTTGTTGAGCTTCCCTGAATAACCACCACATATGCGAAACCGTCTTGCCTATTTTAGTCCCTGCTTCTGTGATTGTGTTTTTGGGACTATCTATCATTTGCTTCTGATAGTCTGAAAGCTGTGGGGTTTTTATCTTCATTAGAAAGTAAAATCAACGTCCTGAGTAGTGATATTCGTTTCAGTCTTTTCCGAATAGCCTTGTTTAGATAGAAGCACTTTTGCAATTATAGGATTGTAGTCACCAGAAAGACCTTTATTAATCAGATTATCAACCTGTTTTGCTCGTAATATGTTAATAACGTCGGAAAATGGCTTATATTTTTTCTCCCAATCATAAATTGTGTCCTTGTGAATTTTTAGATAAAGACTTAATCCTTCAATAGTTGGAATCTTAACCCTTACCTTTTCTTTGAACGCTGTAAATTTTTCTGATTCCCCTGAGACAACTTGTACTAATTCATCTTCGCATAAATCAATATATTCCTTAGTTTTCTTAATGTATGCTTCTGAATATTTTATAGGCCTTCCACTCATATTACTTCAATGAGATATAAAGATAAGTAAAGTAATTTATCCTTTTTTGCCTCATTCCAAAGATCCAGTTTTCTTTGCCGACTCAATTCGGGTAAATCCTTGTTGTGTTTTAAATAGCCGTAAACTTCGCTTAAATACCATTTGGGAGTGTTCCACGTGAAAAGATATTGCCGATCTTCTTTGGCTTGCTTGATCATTGGAGAAGCAAGTTCAATTAAGGCTTCAGGTGAATAAATCCCTTCACCGCTATATATTCTGATTGCTTTCATTTAAAAGTTGGAGTTCTTTTATTTCTAATTCATCAAATATAAATGGCATCACTAATTGATTATCACCAACAGGAATTGGTTGTGGTTTGTTTGGGTCGTTTTCATTTTCGTCCCACCATTCTTCCCAATATCCTTCTGCTTTATCTTCACAGCAAGGACACCAATTACAACGCATGAAGAAAACATTAGAAGGAATTTCATTTGTTTTTTTAAGGTCGTAAACCTTTTGGCATCCCTCGCAAGTCATTTTTATCATTCCGCTCATTTTCTCATTTTTAGTATGTCAGAAAAAATTAAATCTTTGGATTAAGTTTCTTTCCTAAATCTGTTTGTAAAAACTCCTGATATTCTTTTTCGATTTGTGCAATGTCGGGTTTGTATTCTATCTGCGGCTGCTCTGTTTTTTTATGTTGCTCATAAACTTGGTTAGCCCAAACCCTATAAGCGTTCATAATTTTAGAAAAGTATAAACAAGAAAAACTCTCATAGCAATTTACCTCATTTGCATCTAAAGAAAGTTTTCCGGTAACTGCTAAATCAAAAGCCAGCCTAACTTCATCAGGAGTATGATTGCCGTAATTTTCAAAGATGTGTGTAAGCAATACAGACTTGTCAAGGCCTTTAGGAAAATTTGCTCCCCTTAGTCCAACCTTTACCATTGCCCACTTTAAAGCGTTCCTTAGATCAATTTCAGGCCTGTCTTTTATTTTCTTCTGTTCAACAAAATACAAGAATCTTTTTTCATCACCACTTAGTGACTGCGTTATTTCTTGCTTCGCTGGTTCCAAGCTTTGTTGAAGTAATTGGATGTCCATTTATTTTTTCAAATTTTAAAGTTTCAAAAAAGTGTCCGAATATTTTAGCTTCTGATTTGTAAAATTTTTCGCCGGTGAAATTCTTTTCTTTAAATGCAGTCCATAGGGTTAATACTAAGTCACGGTCAGCTTCCGTTTTTCTTGTTCTGCTTAAATATTCGATTGCATTATTAATTTTCATTTCCGGAAGTTCCAAGTTGTGATCTATATCTATATTCTGTATTGTACTTACATTCTCATTTACATTAACAATTACATTATCAGTTATTTTCGTTATAACACTTTTAACACCGTTATCTTCTGTTATACTTTTGTTATGCCACCTACTTTCCATACCCTTTTTTCCGGCTTCACTCCTTTGCTTTTTCTCATCATCCCATTTCTTTAAATCCCTTTTAAGCTGCTGTTTAATTGGCTCAAATGCAAGATCAACGGCTAAATCTTTTGTAGTGGGGTTTTCATCATTTACATAGGAAAGGATTAATTTAAACAGTTCTCCCGCCTTGTTATTAGGTAGTTTCTTGACGGTATGAATTATGTCAGAATAAAGAACGAAAGATTTTTTCCCTTCCATTAAATAAAAAAGCCGGCTCAGGGAGTGAAACCTTTACCGACTATTTAATCTTGAAATAAGATTTTGCGAATGATTCACTCTTCATCTGCAAAATCCGTACTAAAAATAAGTACGCTAATATAAAAACAAAGAGCCAGTAAACAAAATTTATTTTTCCATTGCCTCTATTGCTTTAAAAATCTCATAAGCTACTTGGGGAACTATTGCGTTTCCTGCTCCTTTGATTGATTCGGTTGCCCATTTTGAAAAGGCAATTCCGTCCAATTTGGTGGATAGCCCATCATTTCCAGCACAAAGTGGGGAGACAGTCGGCCATCTACCATCATCGTAAGACCAACTTGCTTTCCTATTTCCATTCTCCTTTGTACCGATGAATTCGCTGGGCCGCCTCTGTCCCTGTTGTCCGAAGCATTTGGAGTTGGCAAATAACCCTTCGCTGCCATTCCCATTAATGTTACTGAGTGCCTCCCGCCTTGCTCCAAGTTTGAATCCTTCCTCCCCGTTTTTATCATCATGTGATCCATTACCGTTGGAGTCGGGTACATGGCATTCGTTACAAAACCGCTTACCGTATCCTTCAACTGAGTTGGATTTATATTCGTTGGTTTGTCTGATGCCGTAGGTGTTGGCATTAAGCCATGTGCCAATATTCGGCTTAGTCTTTCCTTCGGTGGCAACTTCCGTAGATTTTCCATATTCGTCCCCACATCTTTTATTTCTGATGCTTGTGGAGTGGGCAACAATCCAAACCCTATCTCTTCTGTGGGGAGCGTTGACGGCGCAAGCTGGCAGTACAAGTGGTGGGAAGACCTCAAACCCCGCAGCTCCAAAATCAGCCTTGATCTCATCGAGTACCAATCCCCCTGACCAATTAAGCAAGCCAGAAACGTTTTCGCCAACGATCCAACCTGGTTGAATTTCTTTAATTGCTCTAAGCATCGAAGGCCAGAGGTGTCTGTCATCTTCCTTTCCTTTTCGTTTCCCCGCCTGTGAGTATGGTTGACAAGGAAATCCACCGGAAACAATGTCAACTTTTCCTCTCCATTCTGTAAAATCTGTTTTGGTAATATCTCCATAACTTTTTGCATTAGGCCAATAGTAATTTAAAACTTTTTGTCCGAAAGGATTCCATTCACAATGAAACATATTTTCCCAACCCATCCACTCAGCAGCAAGGTCAAAGCCTCCAATCCCAGAAAATAGTGATCCGTGTTTCATTTTACAATATAAATTCTTCTCTCAAATAAATCCCGATCACAAACCCTCATCTTATTTCAAAAGTTCTTATTTCGATCTTAAATAATGAATCCCTTTTGTCTATTGAACAAGTCGAAATTAAAGTGTCTGCCTTTACTCCATAATACCCCTGCCAATCTACCCCTTTAATTTCTTCCGTAATGATCTTGTAAGGCTTCCATGTCTTGTCCTGGTTCAAAGAAGGCGGGTTTGTAAACCGTTTACTTAGTATAAAAACTTTCTTAGCTGCTGGCATGATCTCAATGTCTTCCCATGATTTTGAACAGGAACAAAGGGAAGCGATACAACACATCAGGAATAAAAATATTAATGCTTTCATGTTGGTAATTATTTTTCTGATTTCTTTATCAATCTTAGCGGCAAGTTTCAAAGGAACTCGGTATGAAAGTGTTTTAGTTGGGGCAGATTTGGGGCGGCCTGATCCTTCACGTTTGCCGCCCCTTGTTTCTTGTTTTGTCATTCAATAAAATTTGTTTATAAGTGATAGTATTTTTTTGTGGTCTTTGTGTTTAGGATTACAGGCTTCGTAAAGACCAAGCCTTGCCATTATAGCAATCATTTTTTCGTCTTGTATTTCCATCGCATGATGAGCAGCTTCTAACATAATTGAATGTAATATCTTTAATGGTTGCTGCATAATCCACATACTACCACCACAACTAATTATCTCTTCAAACAGAGCCTTTGTGTCTGCTTTCCAATGCAAAATAGTTTCTTTATTTTTTGGCATAATATTAATTATTAAATTGTTGGTAATAATCGCCTAACGAACCGGCTTGTAAGTGACCAGAAACAGCCCCCTTTATTTCTTCTTCAATATCTTTTTTAGTGATCTTAGGATTAATATCATGGCTAACTTCTTTTAAGTATGCCTTTAAAGCGGCAACTTCATTCGGTGTTAAATTGATTGTGATTTTCATTTTGGTTAATTTTTACCAAAGCTAACCATTTACTTTGATACCTGCAAACATTTATCAAAATAAGTTATCCACATTTTAAATCTCCCTTCTAACTTCCTCCCCTTCCTTTTGCCTTGCCTCATTCACCGTTCCCCTAAGCTCTGGGTTTTCTAATTAAACGGTATTGGATTTAAGTTTGCAAAGTCGCCGTGTATTTCTTTTGCCGCTTTATTATACGCTTTAGCCGCATCTGTTTCTAAATTAAATCTTCCGAGAAATTTGTTATGTATTAAAACCTTCCATTTTCTATGTTCCTTATCCCAACTAACACCAAGATATTTAGATGTACCGTTTTTATTTGGACTTCTATTGCATAAATTTTGAGCGTGAGTACAAATCCTTAAATTATTCCTTTGATTGTTTAACCCATTATGGTCACGATGATCACAAGGTATTTTAGGGTCATTTAGTCCCAATATTAGCCTGTGCATTAATACCGTCTTATCTTTTATTTTGGTTTGTGAATAGAATGTACATCTCCCGTTTATAACACACCACGTATAATTAGAAACCAATGCAAAGTCTTCGTCATCTAAAAGAACTATTTTAGTACCATATTTTTTAGACTAAACTATTATTTCTTTCATTGTAGTTTATATTTTTGGTTTTTCAAATGTTTGTTTCCTTCACGATCTGGAACTATATGAATAAAATAATTCTCAATCCTTGCCCCGTACAATTCAATCCAAGTATTTATTAAAGACTTCCATTCTTTAGTTGAATAATAATGAACCTCTTTTTCTTTTGTTCCGTTTGGAAGTAAAAGTTTTATTGTTCCTGGCATTGGTAATGATTTATTATAAATTCAAGTTCGTGACGTTCCCATTTCTTAGCTTTTGGCCTTGTGCCTACCGAATCCAACAAGTCTAATTCTTGTTTTCCGTATCTGCTTAATAATCCGTTTCGATAATTAATTAAGTTCCCATGTAGCCACCTGTTGCATCTGGGGCATTGTCCATTCGTATTGATCTCTGAAAAACGAAGGGCAGAGTGATGGCCTTGTGAATAGTAATGACCAGCTTCCGTCACTTCTGCCCCGCAACTAATGCAGCCCTTTGATTGATCCCTAAGCCTTATAAACCTATTGAAAACTATCTGAGCCTTTTTTAAGAGCTTTGGTAATGGTATTACTTTTGCCATCCTGATAACTTTAATTCTTCTTTATGCTTAGAAATTAACGATCTAATAAGGTCAATTTGATGAGTGCAAGTTGCATTGATCCTATCTATCCAGTCCACTAAATACTGATAATCCTTACACATTCCTTTAATGTAATTATTCAAAGTACTTGCCGTCATTTTATCCTGATCCTTCAAAGCCTTAATAATCTCACTATTCAAAAGGTTGTTATAGTGCCATTTTGCATCAGCAAGCATTTTTCCTGTCTGAGCCATATATCCGGCTAATTCTTCAGACCTTTGAACACAAGCAGCCGGAACATCAGCGTTAAATTGGGCCTCCAGGTAAGCCTGTAAATCGGTTGCTATTCGATTCAAATCTTCAGGGGATTGTATGTTAGTTGCTTTGAACATTATTTAAGTGTTACAGCGATTGAAGTTGTGGAAGATTTTGAAGGAGGGTAAATTGTAACCATTTCGCCAGTCTCTTTACTTACAATGTCAATTCCTTTCGATGGAACTGTCTTTAAAAAAGTTTCCCTTTCTTTTCGTTGCGCAGATAATGAATCAGATTGTTGGTTTAATAAATACCATTCGTGATCGCAGCATTGCTCAAAGTTATATTTAACCCCAACTTCTTTAATAGCTATTTCCGCATTCATAAACTCAAACTTCTTACCATGTTTTTCAGCGGCATCCAAAATCGCTTTCTTGTAAATAGTATTGTCGTTAAGGAGTTTTATAATATCTTCCATTGCCTTAACCTGAAGATGAATTTTAAGCGGATCAACTTCGCCCTGTTCGATCTTAGAAACCATGTCCAAAGCGAAGGATTGTCTTTGCTCTTTATTTGTTTCAAATAAGGCAAGTATTGAAGTAGTTGTTAAATCGTTCATGGTTAAAATGGCAAATCGTCTGTTGCCTCAGTTTCATGTGAATTATCAATACTCATTGATTCAGGGTTCTGCAATTTCTTATACTCATCACTTCCCTTTATTTTGTCCTTAATGAAGTCAGGAAGTTTATTATAAACATCATAATCGAAGTTTGTATAATCCAGAACTAACATTGCATTTTCCTGCTTTGGACATTTAACCGATTTTGGAAGTGGACTAACCCCTGCAATTTCTTCGTAGCTTTTTGACGGATCTCTTTTACCCTGTTTATGGATTACGTTAAGCATACAAGGAACACCAAGAAGTTTTGTAATATCAAAGCTCTTTACCTCATCCTCTGAAAAATCCTTTCCCCTCCAGGAAGCTAAAGTTTTCCTCAGATTACTTTTTTCGTGCATTGATAAAGTGAATTCCTTAGAAATTACAAAAGGCTGTTCCCCGTTTTCGGTTTTAAAAACCCTTCTTTCTTCTGGAAGCTCCCAACCGATCCGAACCTTATTGACGGTTTTTACTTCGCCCATTATTAACTCTTGTACTGTGCCGATGTGTATCATTTGATAACAACGGGCAATGTAGTTTCCGGCGGGAATAAGCTCCCGTTGCTGTGCTGAATTTGATGCGATAATGCTCATTTTAAATTGGTTTGTTTTATAAATAAATATTGTCTGAATCATCCCATTGCCTCTTAGCCTTTCGTACATCGTTTCTATGAATCCTTATTCTGAATATCAAATAAGAAGCAAAAACAAAAACGATTAAAACGGAGCTGATAAAAAGGTATGCCATAGGTTTTAGTTTATTATTCCTTCTCTTAAAAAATATCCGGCAAGTTCTACCGAATTTTTGCAGCCGTATTTAATTCTGATTTCTCTTAGTTTGGTAGCAATGTTTTCTGGCTTTATACCAACAACCTTTGCAATTTCTTCTGTTTTTTTACCAGATAAAAGCAAACGAACTATTTGCTTTTCTTCATTGCTAACCTCTGTTTTTAATTCGTGTTTCATAACGCTAAAGTAATCTGCCTAATCCAAACCGCCAAATATTTATATAATTATTTATAAAGAATTATTTGGTAATATCAAAAAGGGTTGTATATTTGAATCCTAAAACGTAAACAAAATGACACGCTTATCAATCAGAACAAACGAGATTACTAACACAGTTGAAATGCTGTTAGATTTTCAGGTAGATTATAACCCCTCTTTAACCGGAAAGGATTTTAACAATAACGGCACATGGGGCAAAATAATTAATCAGGGAATGGTTGTAGATTCAATCAAGTACAACCCGAACAGATGGAAAGGGGTTGATTGTTACAAAGAAGTATTAGCCGAAATGAAACTTAGATTAAAAAATAATTCTTAAATAGTTTACGTTCCCCGAAATCGAAAGTAGGGGAACTAATTTTTAAACAAACCAAAAACATTTTTTATGGCAACAGTTTCAAAATTTGCAGTTAACTATAACGAGCAATCAATTCATGTGTTTTACTCTGATGGACAGATAACCGCCTATGACTGGAATAAACTTGAGCAAATAGATTATTTTGTTCAGAACGAATACTTATGGGGTAAGGTTAATTGGGATGTTAAAAAAGAAATCGAAAAATTCGGCCTTTATAATATTATCAATTTTTCTTAAACTTTAAATAAACAAACCATGCTAAATTTAAAAACAACCGTAAGCGTTCCAACCGAAGTATCTATTGAATTAGAAACTCCGGCTTTCTTTAAAGAAATCGTTTCTTCTAACATCACAAAGTATATGGCCGTTATTGAAGAATGTACTATTTCAATTTTCATGTACCCCAATAAAAGAGTTTCAGTAGAAAATGATGCAACCGAAGATTATATAAGAAATATAAAAATTGCCATTGATTCTTGGGAGCATATCGCAGAAGAAGAATTTTTCCAAGCATTAAACAAGGCTTTAAAAGATTTCGACTTTAAAGCAACAATGAGACTGATCCACGAAAACCAAGAGGAAACTTGTTAAGTTGGTAGCAGGGGATTTGGTTTGGCCGATCCCCTTTTTAAAACTAAATATATGACACAAGACAAACCTACTAAGACAGCAATGCAAATTCTTATCGAAAGCATGGAATTAGTTGAAGGCACATATAATAGTGAAGCTGATACAGCAATTACCGATGTAAAAAAAGTAGCCAAATCGCTTTTAGAAAAAGAAAAGACCCAGATAGTAGATGCTTATTGTCAAGGGCAAATTGATACACCTGTTGAAGGCAGACCCGAAAAGCAAGATGGCAACCAATATTTCACCCAAACCTACAAACAATAAAAGACTATGACACCTACTATTGAAGGAAATAAATTGATTGCAGAGTTTATGGAACTTTATCTAATAAAGGGTGAAAAATATCCATTCGGGCATCCAGTTACAAAGGTTAATTTCAAAGAGGCACGTTATCATTACTCATGGGATTGGCTTATGCCTGTGGTAGAAAAGATTTCAAATATTCATTATCCTGATTATTGGGGCGGCATAAAGCCTGATGATGCTAATGAATGGGAGGATTGCGCTTATCCGAGAACTTTTGGTATGAGAGATAGCGAAGGTAATTACATGGTAAGATTCAATGCCAATACATTATTTAGCGCAGCCACTTTAATTGAAGCTACATATAACGCAGTAGTAGAATTTATTAAAGATTACAATGAAAATAATTAAGCAATGAAGGAAATAATGCCAGAGGATGTGCTGAAAAAGCACAAATCAAAATGGAGCGAAGATAGCTACTATCACCGTGATGATGTTATCGCAGCTATGACCGAATACGCCTCCCTCAATAGGCAGGGATGCAGATGGGTGAAAGCAAGTGAACTATTGCCTGAATCAGACAGCCCAAATTATCATTTTAGACTAAACGGGTTCGATAAGGTTAATGGAAATTTTTGTGATATTAGTAATGAAGGAGAAATAGTTTTTTGGGTGAATGGCTGCGGGGCTTTTGAAGATTACTATATCTATAAAAAAGACTTTGATAAAATTGAATGGCTATCAGAATCCATAGAACCCTGTGCTACTTCTTCAGATGCTATTGGATTTGCGGATTGGGTAGGCAATGGATTTAAAATGCTTGCTCTTAATAATATTTGGGAATGCTTCAATGACGACTATTGCGATGGCAAAAATATACAACTTGATTATCACTACACAACCGAGCAACTATACACCATCTATCAAAACCAAAAACAGAAAGTAAATGAGTAAGGAAGAAATAATAATCGTATAAACAATATTCACACTTACTTTTAATAAAAGAATAATTATGGCAAATAAAATAATATGCTTTGACAAAATAAGAAAACGATTTGTATATGCTTACCATATAGGAGATGACGGCGCTGCGCATAATAAAGCAAACACTACTTGTATTGGTTGTATCGGCGTTGATTTGCTTTTACCAAATGATATTTTGAAAGAAATAAATTATTGGATGTCGTTATTTGAACAATGCAATAGCCGGTTTAATAAACTAATGGATAAATCCCAAACCCCCTCCCCCACAGGTGACCGAGACTGTGAGGAGTTGAAAAAGGAAGTTGAAAGATTGAAGGGGTTGTTAGCAACATACGAAACGAATGCCGACGAGTATCTGGAAAAATTAAGAGCAGCGCAAAATAGAAGACAATCTTAACAATCTCTAACCGCTTCCGTCTTAAAAAATAAAAATGTTAACCATGACATCAGAAGAACAAATAATAAACGAAAGAGCAAGTCAATTAGAAAGTATTGGCTTTGTTTTTAAAGTCAGCGAAACATCTGTTTGGTACGAAAAAGGAGACGTTAAAATGATACCAACCTTAATGATGTGTGCGTCTGAAAAAGATTGGAATGAATTTATTATAAAAAACACTTAATCACCGCTTCCGTCTTTAGACGGGGGGAATTATTGAGCAGTAGGAAGTAAATAAAAAAAATAAAGATGCCAAAAACAACACACGGTAAATGGAAGTCAAGAGAATGGAACTCTTGGGATCACATGAAAAGAAGATGCTATAATCCTAAAGACCCAAAGTATAAAGACTATGGAGCAAGGGGAATTTCTGTTTGTAAGAGATGGCTAAAATCCTTTTTGAACTTCTTTGCTGACATGGGCGAAAGACCGGAAGGAAAGTCTCTGGACAGGATTAAAAATGATGGCAACTATTCAAAGCGTAATTGTAAGTGGTCAACTCCAAAAGAACAATCCAATAACAGAAGGAAACGAAAATTAAAAACGGCTGCTTAGCTGACAAACAAATTAAACAAAACCCTTGGGGGATAAAAAATAAAAATTATGAAGGTAGAAACGAAATATAATGTTGGCGATATTGTTTGGTTTTTGTTTAGCAACAAAGTCGAAACGGGAAAAGTAAATGCTATTAAAACATTTAGTGATAGTACATCAAGTTACGAATCTTACAATATAACCATTGACCAAAACAGAATCGCAAACAACATCGAAAAAATGTTTAGCAGTAAAGAAGAATTATTAAAATCTCTTTAACCTCAAACCAAAAATAAAAACAATGTCAACTATACCGAAAGAGAGAAACAATTTTTCAGAAGAACAATTACAGGCCGCTAAAGAAGTAAGAGATTACCTTATTGCTGAAAACGAGCCACGTTTAAAATCTATCTACATGGCAGGAGAGATAGTAATGTGGGATGAAATGCGCCAACTTGCAACCGATGGGCGGGAAGAATTGGAGAAGGAATTGGCGTTGTATAAAACGAAAGTTGAATTTTACCGTGAACAAACCGATAAAGTACGGGAACTTATTTTTAGCAGGAATGATATTGGCGAACCATGTCAACCGTTATACGATGCAATTTTTGATAAAATCACCTCCCTCCAATCATCCTTAAATGAGAAAGAGAAGGAGTGTGTAGAATTAAAATCTTATAATGCCCAAATATTGCTTGATGCAGACGCAGATAAATTTCAACAATCAAAACAAATAGAGGAACTAAAAGCCGAGAATGAAAGGCTGAAAGGATTTGTAAACAAAGTTGGCGGGTTTCATCCTGACGGCAATCCGTTAATCTTAATAAAAGAAGCGTTAAATATTTTATCCAATCTATAAAACCCCAAAGGAGGAACACATGATCAGGAAAACTTATTATAAGCAGCCGCCAGTTTCTCATCATACTTATTCTGCTTATACCCAGATCCGTTAAATCCTTCAGCAAACTTAGGCCAGTTTTTAGTTACCAGGTATTGAACTAAATTCTTATTCTTAACGAAGTTTACAAAGGCATGAAGGTGCTGATCCTCGTCAATGTGCATAGCTGCAACAAAAGAATCAACATCTGCAAATCCTGCAAGTCCGTAGTTATACCCCATTATTTGAAACTTGCCCCAACTTGCCGAACTTAAAGCCGCTTCTTTGTTTATCGCTATTGCCCGTTTTAAGCGTTCAGGCTGGGCTGAAGTTTTACCGTACTTTCCTGTTGTCCATTTCTCATAAAGTATGTCTGAAGCCCCTGTGATCGTTTTGGGGTCAATTCTACGCTTTTTTAGTTCTGCCCAAAAGACGTGCGGCTCAAAAAGGATTTTAGGATGTCCTGAAGAAAGAAACCCATCACCGGAGCTTTCTACCTCTGCAACCGCTTTTATGACTGCTGGCTCTACTCCTAAAAGTGCAGCAGAATCGTTAAAGGCTTTTTCTGTTATCATAAATGTGAACTTATTGCGCCGATGACACCACCGACAATTACTTTAAGAAGATCAATCAAAGCCGTCCTTATCACCACAGAATGTTCATTTGCCTCTTTACCCTTAAATACTATCCCTGCAACCGTAATCAGTATTGAAGCGGTAACGCAAAAGGCTAACATTATTAAAACCCAATCTCCTGATTTCATATTATTTCCTCCCAACTGCTGCTGTTAATAAAGCATTGTCATCCTGTGTTGCACAAAAAGGATTTACTCCTATAACCCAAGCACCTTGTGGATATGACCCATAGCTATTACCCATTGTTTTACCGTAAGAATATTCAACAGTTTTAACACCGTTTACGCATTCTGACTGATGTCTTAAACCAAGTGTATGACCCGCTTCATGTGCAATAGCTTCAGCGATGTAATGTGAATTGTAACTTAACAGAGTGCTAAAAACAAAAGCGGGTGATCCATCCGACCAAGTGAAAGAATTTAAGTAAGCAACTCCTCCTGCACTTCCGTACCATTGGTAATCTTCGGTAACTACTACTTCGATTCTGTGACCAATAGGAGCAGCATCAAAAATAGCTTTGTCTTGTGTGATCCTTATATTATAATCAGGGAAATGTGCCGCTACGGCTGTTGTTATGTAGTCGATTTCAGGCTGTGCTAATCCAGCATCACCAACAGTAAATGGCGTTATGCTCCACATGGTAGGAGGAATATCTTTCCCGAAATAGTTTATATAAATAACATTGTTTGAAATTGTAGGAGGCTGAGGAGGAAGGGGTGGTTCGGTTCCGGGTTTAACAGGCTTACCTTTCTTCCCTCCTGGAGCTTCTTCAATTGGTCGTTTCCTGTTGTTCAGTTTTTTAAACCCGAATGAGCAAGTTATTTTTTCTTTCTTTTGTGGTTTAGCTTTAGCGGTAACGTTTGATGCTACCGGCGAAATCCCGTCTTCAATTATTGTAGTATCTATTGGCGTAACTGTAGTATCTTCTCTCGGCACTCGGTCATCTTTTGGCTGACCATTACAACCGGCAAGAAACACGGCTATAATTATAGGGACTAGTTTTTTCATATTATAATTGATTTACTTTTTAAATATAGTCTCATTCCGACAGCACCTACAACCAAGAATATTAAACCCAAAAACATCCAGCCTCTTTTTCTTGCCTTCCCTTTCCATTCGTTTCTATCTTGTTCTAAGACTGTATTTTTTTGAACTAAAGCAGCCGTTGTCTTTTGGCATTCAAGTAAGGCTAATTGCAATCGTTCCTGTTCGGCTCTGTTCTCCCGATAAATGATCGAATCTTTCCTGATAGTTTTGGTTACGATCTTTGTAATTGTCCTGTATTTAAAACCTAATGAATCCCTGAAAAGAGTATCCGTATCAAAAACTATCGAATCCATAAACTGAATCTCAGTTACAGTATCGGTTTTTACTATTACCGAATCCGGTTTATCAGAGAATTGTTCAGCGCAATAACCCGCAGAAAATTCAGGATGTTTTAAAAGGTAAAGTTGTGCTTTAATCTTTTGCCTGTTCTCTACATTACAGGCTAAGAATCCAAAACATAATATGAATGCCCATTTCTTCATTGCTTAGTAACAGTAACTTTTGCATCACCCTCTTTAACTGCTTCAACTGTTTCTTTTGGAACATCTTTTACAACGATAGCTGAAGATGTAAAAAAGTTTTTACCCAAATAAACAACTGCTGCACCTAACGCTGTTTTCCAGATAGCGTTCCAGTCAAAAGTCAAAGTACCTGAATTAATAGTATCAACTATGATCTGAAATACTGCGCCACCAACTGCCATGATCAAGCCTTTCCAAAAGTCATTAAGATTAAGAGTGAATTGTTTCGATGTTGTTGTAGTTGTACTCATACATTTGTTTTTAATTATTGAATAGGTGGAGACATTTGCATAGTCACCATTTGATAGCCATCGGTTTCTCTTTTAATTTTTTTATAGTTGCCATAATAAGCACAAACTTTTATCAAGTATTCACCAGGAGGAACATCATTAAAAAAATACAATCCTCCATAATAATAAGCCTGTTTAGCATTCGATAGATCAACCCCTGCGCAGTATATGTCATACCGCATATATTTTTTAATCTTCTTACTATACGGGATTATATAAACACTTGCTGCGCTATCTGAAATATCACCATCGCCCCTCATTCTCTTGTCTAAGTTAACGATTAAACTCTTTCCATCGGGTTTTGGAGGGTCAGATTCTATATAATCAGGCATCGGCTTTACCTTTCCGAACTTAATTAAACTGTCTGCTTCGATACGTTTTTTAAGTCTTGATATTTCCCTTTCGTATTGTAATATCTGTTCAGTTAATTCACGAATCTTTTTATCTTTCTCATCCGAAGGAAGATAGTAAGCATCTGAATATTTATCTGCTAAAACAGGCTGCTCATACATATCCTTTTCTTTCTTTAAACTAACTATCTTCTTTGCGAAACTTATAGCTTGCGCCATGTCTGATTTCATATCCCTGAGAGCATCGTTAACGCTGTCTGATGTTTTAATAAGCGAATCGACTGTAGATGGTTTATGAGTTTTCGTAGAGTTAGAATTATTCGCACCACAGGAAGCTAAAAAAATCAAAAACGGTATAATTATTTTCATTGTATTTTACCTAAGTCTTTCAAAATTTTAAATTGTCCCTGTAATTCTTTCAATAATCCAAACGTTTCAACATTCTGACTTCTCAATTGTTTCATTTCAACACCCTGAACAAAATTTGCCGTTGCACAATCTTTGTTCGCCTTCTTCAAATCATCTTTAATATTTTCGTTTGTTCTTTGATTAATAGTAAACATAACAGAAATGCCAATTACTAGCAACGTCATAATTGCAGCAGTAGGATTGTCTTTAAACGCCTTAAAAAGTGCATCAAATTTCGCTCCCATTATTTTTTACCTTTCGCTTTTTCTTGTGCTTTTCCTTCTGCGTTACCTAGTGCTTTTGTTGTCGTTAACAACTCACCCATTTTCCCATTCACCTCTTTATGATATCCATCAACCTTTTCTGAAATTTTTTTGTTCTGCCTAGTATTTAAGTAAGCTACAACAATTAACCCAATAGTGGTTATTGCTGAGGGTACAACTACTATTAATACTGCATCTGACATTATATAGGAGTTACAGAAGCTGAAAAGTTTCCAAGTGTATCACCAACAACTGCAGCAACTTTATAAGTAGTTCCAGCAACAGGAAAGTGATCCGTAAAAATTGTTTGTGTAATGATTGCAATAGCTTTTTCACCTAATGCTTCTCTGTCACTTCTGGAAATCCAGTAAGTTGTTGCAAGTGGAACGCTGTACCATTGAAGAAGAACGCCATCTGATTTAATAGTAGCAATTAATCCTTCTGGAGCAGGAATAGTGTTCGGAGGTGTGCCATGAGGCGGTTTCGGAGGTTTTACTTTTACCATATATTTTATTTTTAAATGTTTTTATTCTATGGCATCTCGCCCCGCATTTCTTCTGTTTATAAATAAAGATAACCTTGCCGCATCTGCCGCAGCAATGAAACTTGATAAAGGAGTGTATAACCTTAATTTAGTATCTATACCAGTTCCCATATTGTCTCTAGCTTCATGGTGGCTCCAGTATTCCTGAAAAGCGAACATTGCAAATCTTCCTGGTAAAGAATCATAAGTAACATTAGTTGCAAAGCCAGCAGGATTAGCATTGTCTAAAAACTTTATCAACTTTTTGTATCGTTTCTTATTAACAGAATCTAAACCTTGTGGATTTATTCCACCTGCGATCCAGCTCCATTCTTCGTATTTTAATTGAAGATTACGAACATAAACTGTATCTATGTTTTGAGCGTAAATAATAGCTGATAAAAAAAGCCCTGTTATTAATATGAATATATATTTCATTATTAGAAATTTTTAAACGTTTGATAAGTTGCTCTTAATGTTGTTTGTGTTAACGAACTAACCGCATTAGCCTTAAAATCTAAAACTCCGCTTCCTGCATCTACTGCCGTGATCGTACAAGTAAGCGTTCCAGAAGATAAAGCAACCACTTCTTCAGGTGTGCTTAATGTTATTGTAAGTGTCCCGGCCTTATTAACCGCACTCCAAATAAATCTTAATGTTCTGCTTTGGTAATCTGTTGCATCATTTGATTCAATCGTAATCAATATTGAACCGCCTTGAATTTTTCCTGATGCTATTGTTGTTGATGTAAATTTTGTAGCCGATGATTCAGTTAAAGTAACATAACCACCTAATGCCATAGTTGTATCTATAACACCCTTAGAAACTCCTGTTATTAAAGTTTGAGATGTTTCGGCGGTGGCTGTTACAGCAGTAAGTTTTGAAATTATTTCCGTCCCGTTAACAACCCCAGAAGAGTTTGATGTCGGAAATTCAATTCTGCTTCCTATTCCAGAAGCAGCAGACCCGCTTGTAAATCTTTGTACAGATAATACAGTAGCTATCGTATTTGTGGAAGCTGCGCTGTACCTTGCTGTAATAGGAATTGAATTTGAAGTTATAGCTCTAAGGCCTCCGGTTGTTCCGTCAAATGTAAAATCTGATGTATTTATATTTACTGTATTGCTTCCGCTTAACGTGCTACCTGCTGTTAATACTTGTTGGAATGTTGGAGTACCGCCCGCATCATTACTCAATTTAGTTTCTACCCCTGCATCATCTTTGCCATACCAAAGACCGTCTGATTTAGGATAGATGGTTACATTATTAGCACCCGGAGTTGCCGAAGCCGCTTGTTCTGGAACAGTAATTGCCCCTGCTGAGGTTATGGTTAACCGTGTAACTTTGTTTGTAATTAAATTTAATGCGTTATTAGTTTCCATTCCTATTCCGCCTCCATCTACAAATCCTGAATAAACTCCAAATAAATTACCAGTGACAGCTACTAAACTATGGTCATATCCGCTTCCGCTAGAAACAAGAAGCCTTGCATTGCCACTGCCGTAAATTTGAGTTGTATTATCAAAGGCATCGGGATCGTAAATAGAAGCAGTTGCATCGCTTGTAAACAACGCCTCCCCGTTAGCGAATAGTTCTATTTTTCTTGCCGATGCCGTACCAATTATTTCACTTGTAAATCTTGATGCACCTGCTGCGTCAATAATTGCCAAATCGCCTGTTCCACTACTCGATGAAATATTTAAAGCGTTAGCTGTTTGAGAAGATGCTAATTTTATTTCTAATCCTACATCAGTAGTGTTCTGTGTTGTTATTTTTACGTTTGTCCCGCTTGTGGCGTAAGTAACACCTGCAAAGAATGCCGGTGTAGAAGAAGTGCCTACGGAATAAAATGGAGAACCGGCAGCACCTAATGAAAGTTCCTGTACATCGCCACTACCATCGCTATGAAATATTTTCCAGTTATTCTGTGCTACAAATTGGGTGAGGTTTGTATAACCGCCGCCACCGCCACCAGCCCGAATATCATATAACGTTGCAAGTGTGTCTGCCACATTCCCTGTATTCGGTAATCTATTACTACTTCCTGATGAAGATGCCTGTGGTCTTATATGATCTGTAGCAGAACCATTTGATAATGATAAATCCCCTTGCCCTGCTGTAATATGTAAATTAAATAATGCAGATGCATCACTAATTGAAGGAGCTACTATACCATTATTAAAAGTTTTAGCACCATCTATTGTTTGACTTGATGAACTTATCAAACCATCTGTTGCTGTTGTAGCATAAGGAATAGTTGCGCTTGTACCTCCACCGTCAATATCTACTTGGTGATTTGCTGCATCCCATGAAAGATTAGAACCTGTACCACCTCCACCGCCGCCTGCACGAACGTCGTATAGTGTTGCAAGTGTATCGTTACCGTTTCCTGTGTTTCTTAATTCATAATAATGATTAGCGGTTAAATCTGTTGGTGAAATTCTTCCAGTAAATCCTGCTGCATTTGATAATTGGACAGAGCCCGTTGCCCCTTGAACACTAACTCCGGCAGAATTGGCGGGATTAAGTACGTCTATCGTTCCAACATATCCCGCATTCTGTAAATAAATAACCGGATCACCTGCCACATTATCTATTCGTATTCTATGATTAGTTATACTATCAGCCCCTGTTACCTGTTGAAGTGTTGGAGTGCTGCCACCCGCAAAACTATTTCTATCCATCATTCTGACTTTCTTTGTCGTGGCATCCCATGTAAGAACAGAGTCGTTTGAATTTCCTTGTCTGTAATCTTTAAGCATTAAATGCCCTTCTACCTTCAAGACAGCGTCACCGCCCTGTTTATAAACTTTAATCGTATCTCCCCTCAGTAAAACAGTAGACTGAGAAAAGGCATTAAGCGAAAATAAAATCGCTATGAAAAAAAGTATTCTTTTCATAATAAAAAAATGGGACAGTTTCCCGTCCCTTATTTTAAGCCGCAGTTACTAAAAGACATTGGTCAAAGATACCCGCAGGTGTATCAAATGGACAAGCCAAATCGCCTTGCGCAAATTTTACCTCAACATCATATTCTACTATTGAAGCAACATCATCAGTAACGGGTTGTTTAGGAATTACAGAAACCGCATTATCGCTTATGTGCGTTTGCGTTTCTGTTACCCATGCAACCTTATAATTCCTTGAATTTTTTAACCCGTTATAAAACTCACAATTACTTTTATAGTTAGGGTCTTTGTAAGTTAACGAGAAATTGTAGCCAGTCAAACGAGTTGCCTGCCTTCCGTAGCCCGTACCTTCAACCGGAGAACCTCCGTCAAACGAACCGAAAACAGCAGGAATAACAATAATATCTCTTGAGTTTATGCCTGTTTGCCATTCTGTTGGGTCAGTTTGGTCGGCAAAATTAAAAGAGGTTTTTATATAAGCGACTGATCCAACCCGCCCATGCTCTGGAGTTTCGCAGGGATCGCAAATGTGATCCGGAACGGTTGAATCGCAGCCTTCTGGATAATAAATAGACATAGATTAAATTTGAAATTTAACAACAATTAAAGCAGCCTTTTTTAAAGCGGCTTTCGATAATGTAGCTTATGTTTATTAAGCTCTGTTCAGGTTTTAAGGTGAATGTTATTCCTTTGTACTCACCGTTAAAAACCTGCATTGTATTCAAAATAGCTGATATAACGCTTGTACGAATATAAGTAAAATTTGAATTTTCTAATTGTAATGACTCAGGTAAGACAGCTTGAATAAAAGCAAACATTTCATCTGATTTCACCTTGTTACTTTTAAAATAAACAACTAAGTTCATGGAATATTTATTAATCACTTCACCCAAACTCCTTCCATAGCCGGTATTTGACTGACTTGTTTGAACTGATCCTAATTTATGATAAAGAATAACCTCTTTTCTGTCATCGAATCCCGCCCATGTTCCTTGATTGGTTTTGAAAAAAACAGGAAAGGATTGATCTTCTCTTGTCGTAGTTTCGGATATTCCAAATAAAGACAAAGCCCCGAATCCGTTTTTTACAAAAGAATTTCTGAGGTCTTCGTTTATGATCGCAATTATGTCTTTAAGTCCTTCCAATTATTTCTGTTGATAATTCGTTTAATCTTTCAATGTAATACTGTGTTTCTTCCTTAGTCAAATCCTGAATCCTTTTTTTATAAGTTTCTTCAGCGTACTCAATTTTTTTAAGACTTGTAACTCCTTCGGTAGCTCCCGAATCAGTAAACCCGATTGCATAACCTCTGTCAGTCGCAAATACAGCCCATGAGTTTGAAAGTTTTCTTGTCAATACCAATATCACTTTTGTACTGCTATCAAGATTATATCTTATTCTTGGAACTTTATCGGCTTCAATATTCTGAGTAGTGAATGCACTTTTACCAAAAGGGGTTGCTATTCTTTGCTTAGTCTTAAATCCTGCCCCTTTCAGTTTTCCCTTATTCTTTCCTCTTACAAACTTTTCACTATTCTTAAAATTCCCCGTTCTTACTTTCATGTAACCTTCGCTATAAGTTCCAATTTGAGAACCATCAGAAGCTATGCCTTGTTCATGAATCCTATCATTCATAATCCCCGATAACTCAACCGCCATTGGTCTTAAAAAAGCTTCTTTATCAGATAGCTTTTCTTTGATTTTACTCAAATCATCATTAAACTGAGAGTAGTCTATGTTTACGGTAGCCATTGAACTGATTTAACCAAAGGACTGCATTCAATACAACAATCATCCATAGCATCAAGTTCTATTCCTAAAACCGCCTCTTCAAGGCTTTTCTCATACATTACCTGATAGTAATCTTTTAACTCATTGTACTTAGCTACGTCAGCCGTAGTGTATTTATTTAACCTGTCAGCGTTTAACAAGTGAATTAGTAATTGATTTCCCAAAAGATAAAGCCATGCACTTGTAAAGATTTGTTTCTGATTACAAACAATCTGAGAATAATCACACCCTGCACTTCCTAAAATACCCACACCGTGAGCATTCGTTGAAGTAGTGGTTATTGTAGCACCTGATTTTGTAGCTCCCCCAAAAGAAGGATTACAAGTATCGCAAAAGACCTCGTTTAAAACCTGACAAAAGCACGAACTCACATTGCTTGAAATATCAGAGCTAAACCCGTCAATGTTTGTAAAATCAAACCCGACAAATAAACGATCTGAAACGAAGGTTTGGTTTATTTGGAAAGAATTTAAACCCTGAACAACCTCAACGTCTTTTGAATAAAGTTCAACGTTCTGCCTGTTAAAAACCTTTAAAGTAGAACTTCCCGCAGTCTCAGAATATAAATAAACCGTAGAAACAATGAAAGCCTGAAACGTAAAGTATTGGTAATCGAATCCAAGTAAAAGACCTCTGTAGTTTGCTGAAGCGGGTTCGCTTGTACTTGCTTCAGGTATAAACTCAATGGTTTCTTTTACCCTTTTAACATTGTAGTTTTTTCTCAACTGAACCATGATGTCAGTCTGAAACCTTCGTGCTGAAATCTTATTTACATCTGACCAAACACCCTTATGGGTGATTTCCTCGCCGTCTGCAATAGCCCCAATTATCTCAGTATTTAAACCCGGAAGATTATTAATGTAAAGTCCAGATTCAGGAGGAGTGCCACAATCGAGAATCCCAATGTAGTTAATTAAACATTCCATAATTAAAATAAGGGATGTCGCATTTCACGACACCCCTGTATATTATCGAAGGTTAGTAACCTGTTCCGTAAGAACTTTCATTTCCAACACAATCTTCACAATTATTTGAAATCTCATAAAGAAGTGTTCCGTTTGTCTGATAAAGTTCATCTCCCGCAGCATACTCATTAGTTGTTGCTGGCTGAACCCAAAGAGCAAACTCTTTAGAAAGTATAACTTGCCATCCTCTGTTTACAGTCGTAGGAACTCCGTTTACATCAACCACCGTAGGACAGTCTATATATTTCATTTGAATATCCAAACGTAAGTCTCTTAAACATTGAAGTTGATCCACACAACCAGTAAACTCGTTAACAGGGAAAGGCGCAGTAAAGAAAATTGAACCGCCTTTTTCACCCGCAAAAGCACCCAAATACTTATTCCATGAAAGGAACTTAACAGAACCTGGAGCAAAAACACCAACTGAATCTGTACCCCAAATGTTCTGAGTGTCTTTGTCAAACCAAAACGAAGGAATCGGTAAGCGTGAAGCATCAATACCTGACTGAGAAAGACCCTGTGCCATTCTGATCATATCGTAAGAAGCCATCAAACCGCCTCCTACCATACAAGGATCATCGCAAATCTCATTATCTCTGAGGTCGTTCATCATTTCAATGATGCCATCAGTTAAATTAATTGTCGCACCATTACGAGCAATATTGATCGCTTTTGCGAAAGAAGAATTAGTCGTAACGTTCTTTCCGAATTGGGTTGACATTTCTGTAACTAATTCCTGATTGATCGCTTTGTAAAGGATGTTTGCGTGTTCAATAAAAAGAGAATAATGTTCTTGCATCATAGCAGTAGCCGGAAGCCCTACCATAACCGTACGAGAAGCTTCATCGCAATACTTCTGAATTTCAGAATCGGACAGATAAAAAGTTGTTTGTTTGTGATGAAGGTTTGGAAGTGTCCATTCCGCTTTCGCAGGAATCCGGTTAATATCGCAATCATCTGTGTCCTGAACGTGAGCCAAAGTAGGACGTTGACGATAAGCGACTGTTAAAGTTTTTCTGTGTGAATTACCACCGAAACCATCATTGATTGGGTTTACGGTTGAATTTTGACAACAAAAAAGCATTTTTAAAAAACCTGCAACATGAATTTTGCCTACCGCAGAGTTGCCATTAGCAACTTCGGTAACCTGACGTAGTAACGCCGGGCAGTAACCTGTAGCCATATAAAAAATAGATTAGTAAGTTAGATCATCTTAGTAGGTTCGGCTTCCAGTCCTTTTAGACTTTCTTCCATTAATGAACCTATGTTGATTTTTGACTTCCCGTTACTCGGAATGATTGGCGGTTGTCCATTGTTTGGAGTTGCTCCCGGTTGTTCGCTGTTAGGCGCAGATTGTTTAAGGATTTTATTTTTCGCTAATGTCTTATTGATGAAATCATCAACAGTTAATTGGCGATTATTTTCGTCGAAGTAATTTGAACCGTCCTTTTTTTGCAGTTTCAAACTACCGTTTTCATCAAGGATAAAGGATGCGTTGCTATCTTGAAGTTCTTTTTCTAAAATATTTCTTATTGAAATTGCCCTTACATCTGAAGGCAATTCATCGTATATCGTTTTAACTGAACCTGTTTTATTATTTAAATTAAGTTCAGTTTTGAAAGTGTTCATTTCACCTTTAGCCTTATCGTTGTCAGCTTTTCGGCCTTCTTTTTCAACCCTTAATTTTTCATTAAGATCATTTATTTGCTGATTCAAAGCAGCCTCATTATCGGAAGGTTTTTTAGTTGCCTTACTTGCCCCTTCAATAACCTCTTTTAACTTAGTTCCTAAAAGAGCAATTCTTTTTGTAGAACTTCTTTCCCTTGAAACCTCATCAATTACTTTTTGGTCAAGTCCTGCTTCACGGTAAAAATCATCCAAAGACCTATCAACATTCGCCATGATCTCAGCAAAGTAGTGTGTCTTTATTTCAGGATGATTATTTTTTGCATCCACAACAGAAAGTAAACTTTTGTTTATTGAACTCTCTAAATCTTTCGATAACTCAACATTATCTAACGCAGCGTTTGAAAGGATTTCAGTAAGTCCGGCATCTTTAGGATCGATTCCGGCTTTTTCTGCTAAAGAGAATAAAAACGAATGAAGTTTTACTTTTGCCATTTATCTGGGTTTAGGTCGTGGACGTGATGGTTTAGGTCTGCCGCAACACATAACTAATTATTTTCGGTTTCTTCAACTTTCTTAGGTCTGCCGCCTTTATTCTTTGTCATCCCCTTTAACTTCTCAATCTGTTCGGGTGTAAATTGTCCGGTTTCTTTTAACTCAGTTTTTTCAACTAAATCACCTTGTTCAACTGTAATTTTTGCCTGTAAATGTTTGGGCTTTTTTGCCTGATTGCTTTCAATCATTCTCTTTGCGGAAAAAGGGAGATAAACGGTTTTCGTTACAAGTCTATTATTATCATCAAGAAGTGAGTTTATCCCGTCAATCGTTTGTGGGACTTCTACCCTTAGATGCTTTTTAGATAAAAGAAGTGACATATTTTTTACCAAATATAAGGAATTTTAATAATTCAAATATTTTTCCATCTTTTATAAGCCGCCGTTGCCTTAACTCTGTCCTGAATATCTTTTGGAACTAACCTTTCAATAACTGGAAAAATTTGGTGACCGCAATTATATCCTCCCCGTCTAATAAACAAGTTTTCCGCATTTGTGTCCGGTATCATTCCATTTGGAAGCCCCGTTTTCTCATATATAGTAACTTTTTTTAATCCATCTTCTGAACTATAATAAAGGTCTTTTGCTGCTAATAAATCAGGCACTTCTGATATATGAAAGAATTTTCTATCTGTCATGGCGTCGCACCATGGCCTTGTAGTTAAAATATCCTTCCCCTGATACATGAACCACTCATAACCCAAATCACCTGAAATAGTGTTCATGTACTGAGCCGAATACTGATTAACTGAATCTGTGGCTATTTGTTTAACATATCGTTCTAATACCCCAGGCGTTTCGGTTGTTAAAATATACTCCCTTAACTGAGCCGCTAAATCAGAATATTTAACTCCTGTTGTAACGTTTTGTTTTAATAGTTCAGCGATCTTATCGGAAACATTTACCCCTATCCCCGCCTCGGTTAAACGGTTAATAGTGTCGTCAATAGTTTGAGATTTTATTTCCTTTACAATCGTCGGAGGTTTAAAAGACTTTTCAGCTTCAGCGAAGTAAGCGTTCTGGAAAGTGGAAACATCATTGAAAACCTTTAAAAAATCCTTTACCTCTTGCTTGTAAGAATCAGTTAAGATAATTTTCTTTAAACGGTTTTTAATCGTATTCAGTAACCTAATATTCTTGACCGTGTTTGTTATCCTTTTATCCCTTGTATCAAACTTTTTTATTTGGTCTAAAACATCAGCAAGGATTTCTTTTTGAATCTTAGGCAAAGAATCGTTGAAGCCATTAATAGCATCGTCAATAGTTTTTATTAATTCGTTATAATCCGGCATTTGCTAACTCTTCTTCTTTTGTAAGCTGACCCTTCATTGTAGTTGCCTCGGTTGTTTCTTTAACATAAACCAAAAGAATTTCTTTTTGTTGCTTAGTATCTAAAACCAAAAAGTTCTTATTTTCAGAAATAGCCCTTTCGACAAATGAATTTATATTACAAGAAAGAATATAATCTTCCTGAGTGATACCGTTATTAGTAAGCCTCATTGCTTTATCATCTTCTGAAACGTTCGCCAAAGGATCAAGTGTTAAAACCGCAGATAGTTTTTGTTGAATCTCTTGCTTACCGGCAAACTTCTTATTTGCGTATTCAATTTCCATTTCATTTATAATAGCCGGATTCAATTTATTCGTCTTTGCGTTCTGAAGTTCTTCCTCATCCAACTTAATTGAAAACAAATCGAAGTTTTCAGGAACAGTTATCTCAGGTTGCATTTCTTCAATCTCGGCTTCTGAGTGTTGAACCCCAAATCTTAAAATAGAAACATTGTATGAAATTTGTTCCATTGAATTAACTAAATCTTCCGCAACAGAGTGAACGAAATTACTCGCCTCGTCCCTGTCAACCCCCTTCGCTAAGCCTGATTCAACTAAAGGAACATCGGAAAGGAATTGCATATTTATAGCAGCGAGGGCATTGTAAATATGTTTCTCTACCCTCTTGTCCTGAAGCTCTACGATTTCAACAGGTTTTTCCACATACCCCACAGGAGGGATTGCCATCTGTTGACCAATATCAGCCGGTTTAACGAGGACTTTAGAATAAGGGCTTACAACGTACCCTGCCACACAATTAGGGTTATTACAAGCACTAAAGCCTGAAGGATCGCCTTGATTTGTGATTTTTCCAGTACCGTGACAAGTATTACATTCAGCCGTTGCCATTTCCCACCGTTCAGGAAAAATGTTCATAATAACCGCAGCTTGTAAATCTGAATACTCTCTTACGGCTTCGTCGAACTCTGGAAGCATACCCGCAATCTTACTCTCGTATAAAAGTTCACCATCTAACGATTTAATTAAAACTCCTCCCAATTTCCAAGCGGGTAAGTATCCTATTTCATGGTCAATCTCAGAAACTAATTTAAAATCTCTTTTGACGTTTATCTGATCGTATTTTAAATACTGAGTAGTTGTTAAGATATAAAACGAATCCCCTGAATGTTCGTTTCCTTTTTCGTCTTTGAAAGTTGTTCCTAATGGATTTTTAAGTACAACGTAATCTTCTGACTTAAAAAATACCACCAAACACGAATTAAATATTTCCGCAATCGGTTCTTTAAATTCTGTTTCTTCTTTTGCTTCACCTGGAAAGACTGCACAAACCGCATTTGGATCAATTAAGTATTCACGAAGCCAAACGTCAAACATATACTTCTCTAAACTTTCAAACTTAGGATAGTATTCAGTTAAGTAATCTTCTAAGGTTTCACCTTCTGGAATTTTAAAACTTGTTTCATTGAATTTTACTGACCAATCAGAACTCCTGCGGATTTTTTGAAGTGAAGAAAATACTTTATTAAAAGATGGTTTTGTTTTTGGTTGCCAAATTGTTTTCCTGTACTTAAATACTTCTGCACTCTCATTAGGTCTTGCCTCAGAAATAATTTTATCGGGAAATATCCCGTCCGCATGAATACGGAAATCGGTTTCAAATTCCTTAGACTTAACTCCTATCTCTGACTTATAAGAAGGGTCAAAGTAGTAAGCAAGTTCTTCAGGAGTAAAAATTATTTTAGGCATTTTACATTATTTTTCTTTCTTCAATTACTCTTTTTTTTGGCTGTAAGGTAAATAAAAATTGCAGCCCTAATTTATAACAAGCAGCTCCCGCTAACCTGTTGTATAATTTTACACAATAAGCCGTTACCGAATTTCCTCCCGTACTCATTAACCAAAATTTCTCGTAAAGACCTGAATCCTTTTTAGATTCGTTCTTGTGTATCCTGTCCCAAAAACATGGTTGCCATTTATACGAATGAGGAACTATTCCATAAATAGAACAAGCAATATTTAAAGGAAGTTCATCCGGCATCACCCCGCCGAATTTCATAAACTCAATTTTGGGATCGTGGAAAATCTCTTTAGCCTTGTTAAACATCTCAATTATCCTTTCGGTTTTTTTGAACCACATTACCTCAGACCTGAATTGATAAAGTTTACCCGTAAGATTATAAGCGTTTTTCTGTTCGTCAATATTTGCCCACATGAAGTAATCCGTTCTTAGTTCATTGTGACCTGTACTGAAATCAATATATCCTTCACTTATAGCTGAAAAATCTACGTCCTCCAACTCTTTAAAAAGTTGTTCAGGACTTCTTTTTTGAAACCAAAGGTTATCAGCATCTATCATTAATGTATTTTCATACGGAGTATAGTCAATTGCCAAGAGCTTAGTTCCGACCCCCATATCGTTCTCTTTGATCTCAATAATCGTATCGAATATTTCTTTCTGATACTCTGAGAGGTGAGCAAGTCCTCTTCCTGAATGCAAAATACAAACAGGACATTCTTTATTTGCAGCTTTAATAGAGGCAGCAAGGTTATATGCCATTCTACCATAATATGGGTGTTTGGTTGCTATGATTAATATTCCTGTCATGGTATTGATACTCTAACGTAATTATAAAGTGAAACATCAGCCGGTAAAACATAAGTCGCATTGTTTGCTAATACTTGTTCTGTTATTAAAGTACTTGGCATTGATTGAAGGAATCTAAATTTCAAAGTCGAACCGGATTCATTTTTCCAAACCGAGTTAGGGAAAATTTCCATATTTCCATTCACTCCGGTTGCGAAATTCCAATTAACCCCATCGACATCAACTTGAACAGCCCCGCCTGTTTCGTTTACTAAGAAAATATTTTTAGTTTCTTCACACGTTGTTGTTACCTCATCTTCTACCCATGAACTGAAATCTCCTAAAGAATCATCACAAACCGATCTTACTCTGAATCTATAAGTAGTATCGCAATCCAGAGAATTTATGTTTACAAATAAATCCGTCGTACTGCCGAAACTTATTACCGTGTCACCTGCTTCATTTAATAATTGCCAGTAGTAACCGTCCGTAGGCGCACCGCCTGAAGGCTCAATCCAGACTGCATGAATTTCCGCAGGATTATCAGAAGGGTCAACAACATTCAATCCCACACTTAAAGGAGCTTCGCACAAAGGAGTATTACTTCCTTCTACCGTTCCGTAAACATCTGCCGTAGCCTCTTGACCATTTCCGCAAACAACCTTATAAGTAAACAGTAATTTATCAGGCGCAGAATCTAACGGAGTTTTAAGCGTTAATGTAACCACTCCAAGTTGAGTAATACCTATCGTATCAATGTAATCGGTATCGAAACTTTCAATAGAGAAAACAGGGCTATCACAACAAATATCATCGTTCTCGGCTACGTTAATTTCGTTTTCTGTTCCTTCGATAATATTTTCTTCAAATGAATCATTTTCTAAAGTCAAATTACCCGCAGGTTCGCATATATCGCACTTATTAGAACGTGCAACAAATTCTTCTTCAAATGCTTTAAAGTTAGCAGGAGCAACAGGATAATCCAAAAACTCCTGCCATGCAATATCATAAGCTCCCGACATTCTTATTGAGCCAACAAAATTTTCCCCTTCAACATTTACTTCGTCATGCCTGAGTGCAATCGTTAGTCTTTCGTGTAATTTGTAAGGCATATAATCCGTCCTCCCGTCCATTACTTTACTCACGATTGACTTTAAAACAACTCTTCGCCCGTTACCCTTTAGATAAATATCTTCCTCTGCCGGATATTGCGGCTTCGAAAGGTAGAACGGTAAACGAACTCTGTTTAGCATATTTTATTTTTTGTTCCCATCATTTGTAATTTTTATTTTTATAATTATGTAAGTGCAACCGATTTAAAACTGCCACCATCATTCACCCATAGTTTAATTGCACCGCCGCTTGTGTTTTTATAAACCCCATAAAAACCATCTGGGATATCTGTTGCATCAGGGTCTCCGTTCTTTTCTGCGAATGTTGCTATAACCTTATCTGCAAAAACATGAAGCTCTGACTGATTAACTAAATCATACGCACTCATTTCTGATTGTGGAACATTACTTTGAACTATGTTAATTGATTGTGCGCCATAATCCCCTTGGTTGCCAGCGTATGCCCCTAAAAATGTATTCGGGTCTATTTCTGCGGTTAGTTGAAAATCAGCAGCCGTTCCGTAAGTGTTGCTTATTACCTCACTAACAAGACTCCAAATCCAAGCCCTTAAAATAGCAGATTTATCCCCATCGCTTCTATGTATTGCATCGGAAACAGATAACTCCCATCCGTTATTATTCGATTCAAAACAACCACCGTTTAAATGAGATGAATCAAAATCTCCTGTTCTAAAACCAACAAACCCTTCTGTAATAGATAGCAATTCTTCTAATGAAGCATCTGCGGTATTGGTAATTTGAGTTACGTCATCTGTTAAGTCTAAAGGCAAATATGATGAACCTCCGGGAGAACCCCCGTTTTCTGAAATCCACCTTCTTATTGTTTCTTCATCAACGTTTCTTGCTCCCATAATTTTAAGTTTTACGATATTTTAATAAATCCGGTTGCTGCGCCACCCAAATCTGCTATGATAGCAGTCGGTGGGTAAGCATCGAATCCGGCTTGAATAAATGGTTTAACATACTGTGACCCGTCCCAAATCCAAATCTCAACGGTAGGAACCTGACCGTATTTCTCGCTCATTGAAACTGTATAAGGGATATTTAAAGTCAAAGCATCTGTGAACTCAATTATAGTAGGGTCGGCGCAAATTTCTGCTTCTTCATCTTCTACGCCACCATCACAGTAATTAAATCCGAAAATATTTTGCTCTGATCCGTATTCTAAAAGAGAAGTATAACAATCTTCTCCTATTCTTTGAAAACAATTTGAACAAGCACTAACAGGGGCTTCGTTCATTTGAACTATTACACCCAAATAAAAACATTCTCCTATTCCATACTCGCTATCAAAACCAGGGAATCCGTGAGGCCATTTGTATAAAACTTGTGTAGGTGAAATTCTTACTCTCTGAGCATAAAGTGCAGCATCTGAAAAATCTACGTCAAAATCTTCTCCACAGGTTCTGAATAAACCAACCTTGACTTTATCAACCGGATTATCTAATAAACAAAGCTCGTCAGCTTCTTCCTCTGTTCCTTGTAAAATGAACATAAACGCTATATCGTCATAAGCGTAAACAGGTAAACAAAATTGAACGTTAGGGAAATTACAAGTATCGTAAGTCTCAGGGACGTATCCATAAGCAGCCGTAGCAAGCTGAACAAATGAGAACCTCGGACTTCTAATGTCAATCATATTTATTTCTCAGTTCGAAACTTGCTTTTCCGTCATTCGGTTTGTAAATAATCTTTGAAATGTACCCAGTACCGTCACAATGATTAATAAAACCGTATGGATTAGCCTTTATCCGTTTGAAGTCGGAAAGGCTCATTGGATATTCAAAAATAATACTTTCAGGACGTATTATTGGTATAACATCTTCAACTCTTGCGTAAATATCTTCCTTAATTTCATCGCTTTCACTTATTGCCTGATTTTCGGGAGTGCAATCATCTAAACTTAACCAACCTTCAGCGAGTAAATTCCCATCACCTGAACTTAAAATTATTTTACTGTCAAGTCCTGTGTAATCTCTATAAGCACCCATGAATAACTTAGCTAAACGCATCATGTTCCTTATAGGAGAAATTCTAAAGTTTATGACAGTATCTGGATCGAACATATTCGCCGAATCAGTTATTCCACCTTGTTCTACCCTGTAACCGCCGTAAACATAAGGATAAGTATATCCGTAAACGTCCTGCTCGAGGCAAAGAATAAAAGTTTCATTGTCATATTTAGTGTCGGCGGCTCCGGTATCTGCAAACGACTGTAACCTCGTCAGCTCAATAGCGTAGCCACCGGCAATAAATTTGCATCTATAATCAAGTGTGCCTTTTGCGTTTTTAATTGTTAATCGGTATTCTCTTTTAGAATTAAATTCATCTAACCCGTTCACGTTCTCGACTTCCCATTTTTCGTACCCGCCTAAAATGATTCCGGGTATTTCATCAGGAACTACTGATTTAGTTTGTACGTCCAAATCTGAGCAATCCATTAACTGAACGTCCTGATAAAAATGGTCAACCTTTTCAACCCTTAAAAGTTCATCAGTTCCTTCCCTTTCCAATCCAAACCCGATATTATGTATCGCCTGAAGCCCTGTAAGCGCATCTTTCATGCTCAAAAAGAAAGTTGGATTCTCTGCCCGTCTTATAAATAAGCCTGACGTTAAGGCCTCAAAGCCCCCACAGCCGTTAACAGGATAAGAAGTCGGTTCGCTATCCGTTCGTCCGAAATATTCGCTTTTTAAAGTCAGGCAGTTATTAGTGTTTGATTCTGCCATTCTTGAAAGCGTTTCATGAACAAGAAACATTTTAGAAACTGAAGGATCGCAAAGAGTTTTAACTTCTAAAGTGAAATAAGATTCAGCGTCATTTGTAAAAAGTAAATCATCAATATGATCAGTAGTAACGAACTCGTAGTATAAATAAATTAAATCACCTTCTTCAATGCTCATCGGGATAGTATGTTCTTCGTCCCAACTTGCAATCGTTCCACCGAAAACATTCACTATGCTTAATTCGTATTCTCTAACCCAATCACCCGGGACGGTTGCATCACCGCCCGCAGGAAGCCTGTCTACCCTAATATACATCCCGAAGGTAGCAGGAAGTACCGTGTCAAGGTTCCCTTTAAGCCTGAAGCTGAAATTTATATCACTAATATCGCAATGAATATTTCCGAAAAGGTTAGCCGTATTTACTAATGGTGACCAATCCAAATAAGGAGGATAAGTTAACGCATCGTCATGCGCCACAGCGTCAATTATAGGGCTTGGATTAAAAGTTCCCAAAGAAGATTCCACCGTATTTTGGAAGGCAGGAAGGATAGCCGTATCGCTTTGTATGTCATCCCCGTCATTGAAATAAGGAGGGTCGGCAATGTTTTCTGTTACTTGTGTAGTCGTTGCATGGTTTCTAAATCTTAAAGCCTTACCTGGAATAGTAACATCTTTTTCTAATCCTTCGTATTCAGCCAAAGGGGTTACTTGGTCAAAAGCAACATCACTTAAAAGGTCAACTTTCTTATCGAAATTGTTATTGAATAAAGTAAAACAAGAAATATCTTCAATCCCTATGGAAACAGAACATTCATCACCGCATTTTTCTTTGTACCGATTAAAGTCTAACTGAAAATCTTCTGTGTCCTGTACTTCGTTATCGCATATAGCCGAAATCCTTATTTTAACATCGGTATCAGTCCCGGTTAATTCGTATTGTGTTTTAAGAAAAATAGCACCTGCCCCAACTAATTTAATTTCAGAAAGTGAGTAACCAATAGAAACCCCGTGAAAACGTTTATCCCTGATGATCTCAAAAGCAATATCAGCCCATCCTATTGGCTCGTCGATCTCTAAATTATCAGTATCGGGATTTAATATAAAACTCCAATCAATCAAAATCTAAATCGGTTGTTTAGGTACTTGGATTTATTGAGCCCCTCAATTAAGAAATGAGAAACCCCTTCTGCATCAAAGTTTGTTAGACTTCTTGGATGCTTGGCTATTTCATCGCCGAACTTTTTAGCCATCTTATCGTAATCTATTTGTAAATCTTTAGAATGACCATTTGTATTATTTATAACCGTCATGTTTGCCTGTGGAGTTAAAATATCTTTCGTCTCATTTGGATTGTAAACCCTTTCACCTCCTTTCATCCAAATAACTTGTGGGTGATCGGCTACAAAATATTTACCGTTCATTTGAATCAACTCCGTTCCGGTTTCACCTACTTCAGCGAATCCTTTAGGAGCTGATTTTGTACCCTTGCCGAATTTAGGTATTTGTCTGGAAGCAATAGCGGCTATTTGTGCGGCAACTAAAACGGATGTTGCAGCTATAAGGAAAGGGTTAGGCGCAGCCTCTACAATAGCCGCAGCACCTTTAACAAAAGCATCGAATAAAGCTATAGCCTTTTCACGTTCTGCTTGTTTCTGTTTGGTCTGCCTATCCAAACGATCAATAACTTTTAACCTTGCCTCGTACTCTTTTTGAGATACAATTCCGTTTTCCCTTAGCCTTTGTAAGCTATCTTTTTGGGCTGCAATTCGATTATCCTCATTTGCTGCAATAGTATCTAAAAAACCTCTCAATGATTCAATAGCCTGATTTGCAAAACCCGCAATAGAACCAATAACTTCTTTTAAATGGTCAAGTCTTTTTTCTGACTCTGATTTAACAATATCGGTATATTGTTTTTCAAGTCCTGCTTTAACTGTGTATTCGTCATTAGAAATATCCTGAGCATTTTTATTATACTCTTCCAAATCAATTAATCCTGCTTTTAACTGAGACTGATTAAATAACCTTCTACGAGTTATCGCATCTAATTCAATTCTTGAAAGTTCAGCAACTGCCTTTTTTCTTTCGTCAATATCCGCCGTTTCATCTCCTGCTGTTGTTTGAAGAACTGACTTACGAATAAACTGACTCCTTTGTAAGTCTGCCAATTCCTCAGCAAAAGCAGCCTGACGAATTGATTTTCTTTGCTCAATTATTTCCTTATCAAACTTTGCGTTAATTTCTTTTTCTTTACTCTTATTATTTACAACCGCAGAAAGTTGAATTTGCCGTTCAATTTCTAATTGTTCAACAGTTAATCTTTCCCTTTCGTCAAAAGATAAATTAAGTGCAGCAAGTTGTGCAGATATTAAAGAAGCCTGATCTTCTAAAGCCTGTTTTTTATTATTCTCCTGAAGCTGTTTAGATAACTCTTTTTGGTCTGCAAAGAATTGCTGAATTAAAAGTTTCCTTTGATTGAAAGTTAGTTTATCATTGTTAAGAGCTAATTGTAATTCCGCTTTTAAAATACCTTGCCTTACTTTCAATTCATCCTGCCCACCCTTTTCGACCTGAAGCAGTTTTAATTTTTCTTTTGCAATCTGATCTTCAAAACCTCTTTGAATTAATTCAGCTTGTGCTTTGGCAGCATCTTCGGCACGTTTCTTTGCTTCTTCAGCAGCTTTCTTAGCAGCTTCTCTTGCCTTCTCAGCCGCAGCCGTTTGTGCTTCTAACCCCGTTAATTCAACCTTATCATTAAACTCGGCTATTTGTTGCTGAAATTTCAAAGCTGAACTCGTAGCAAGTTCCAACTGATTAACCGATTCTTTCGCTGATTTGCTTAAATCTTTAAACGCCTGAGTTACTTTAAAATCTTTTATGTTATTAAGATTCTCGGCAGCCGCAGCGACTGAATTAAACAACCTGGAAGTTAAATTTAACTGCCCTTCTGTTTGAGTAAAAACAGTAGTGCTTAAACCTTTAGCAGTAGCCGCAGCCTCGTTAGCAAAAAACTCCAATTCCTTTGACTGAGTTTTTAAACCATCGCTGATTATTTTTTGAACTTCGGTTTCAGCCGCACCCCTTTGTTTTGCTTTTTCAACTTCAATCTTAGTCCTGCGATCTATTATATCTAAACTTTCGTTTGCGAAATCAGCCGACTTTTCCAACTCCCTGTTTAGTTCTGCGGTAACATCTGCAGCATCCCTTGTCTTACCCGTAAAGAAGACCAACGCAGCCGCTAAAGCTCCTAAAGCCGCAACAACTATAAGGGCAGGATTGGCAGCCATGACAGCGTTTAAAATACGTTGTGTGACTATTGCAGCCCCTTTAATTACTACGTTCTTTGATTGGGCAGCCGTTTCAAGATTAGTAGCTACAATACCCGCCCTTTGTTGAACAAGCGAAACCGCCCTGATTATATTCGATTCTTTCTGAAGTAAGTTTTGTAATTGCTGAAGTCCTGCGAGAATGGACATTGCCGCATTTACTTTTAGCAATGTCTTTTGGAACTCTTCACTTTCTTCCCCTGCCAAAGCTATCACTCCCTGCATTACCGCAAAAGCTCCGGCAATTCCTTGAATGAACTCAATAGCTGTGTCAAGTTTACGAGTATCTGAAGCGGTTTTATTAATCTCCTTTTGGACATCACCTAAAGCATCCCTGTAAAGTCCGGCCTTCGCTGCCAATTCCTGATATTGAACGGTATTCTCCTCACCCCTAATCTTCATTTGGGTAAGCTGTTCCGTGATTTCTCTTAATTCCTGTTTTACAGTCCCTTCAGTTTCGACAAGTTTTTTAAGCTCCTTATTAAACTCTTCCATCGAAATACCTGCTTCATCTAAAGCGGTTTTTACACCTTCTCCGAAACCCTGAGTAAATGAATTTGTAATTCCTTCTACCCGTTTTTTAAGTTCCCCTAAATCCTTTATTCCAGACGTTGAAAGTGCATTGATGTTTTTCTTTGCCTGATCTAATGCGGGTTTTAAAATCTTTTGTAAGGGGTCGGCAATATTCTTTGGAAGATTGGCAAACTTATTGGAGAATTGGTCTAAAGACTTTCCGGCATCATTGAACAAAGCCCCCATCTCTTTTGAGATAGTGCCATCATTTACTAACTTATCAACCCCCGATTCTAATTTGGTGAAGTCCGCAATGAACTCAACGAGTATTTCTGCCACTTTTCAACTTTTGAAGTTCAGCAGCCATTTTCTGATTAGCTGCATATTTTCTATTGAGTAAATGCCAGTAGTCGATAATTGGCATTCGCTCCAAATGTTCAATCTTCATAGGATCATCGCCACTTAACCAAACCATTTCTACATATCTATTGTCGTGACTTTCGGCGATAAGTGTTTTAAAACTTCTCGAAAATGTATCGT